GAGCAGAGGGCAAAGGAACTCATTGACGGCGGTTTTGCAGAAGAGGTCAAGTCTGACGCTCCCAAAAAGCCGAGAGCCAAAGCAGTTAAAACAGAAAAAACAGATTAAGCGCCCTTGCATTTGATTGCATAGGTGCTTTTATTTTACCCTGCCGTAGGTTACAACGGCTGAATTTCTACCGCAGGCAAAGCGGAATACAAGCTATGCAGAAAGGATTTACTATGAAGAATATATACACACTTCTCTCCGAAATCGGCTTTACAGTTCCCGAAGATAAAAAGGTAGACTTTGAAAAAGCCTTTGCGGATAATTACAAAACCGTGTCAGAGGTTGAAAAGCTCCGCACATCAAGGGACAACTACAAGTCACAGCTTGAAACTGCACAGACTGCACTCAAAAAGTTTGAGGGTGTCAATGTGGACGAGCTCAAGGGCGAAATCAAAAAGCTCAACGGTGAACTTGAAACAAAGGAAACCGAGTATCAGACAAGGATTGCGGATATGGAATTTAACTCAGTGCTTGACGGTGCAATTTCGGAAAGCGGTGCAAGAAACTCAAAGGCTGTCAAGGCTCTGCTTGACCTTGAAAACCTGAAAGCATCTAAAAATCAGGCAGATGACATCAAAAAGGCTCTCGAACAGGTTAAGTCCGAAAACGGCTATATGTTCGGTTCTGACGAGCCTTTTCAGAATCCTGTCGGTGCAACCGATACAGGTAACGGCGGTACAGGCTCAAATCCGCTTGCGTCAATGCGTGCGGCTATGGGACTTTCTGCCGAAAAGAAATAATTTTATTAAATCTATGAGGTGATTTTATTATGGCAAACACAATTGCACTTTTTAAACAGTACACAGCGTTGCTTGATGAGGTCTATAAGCAGTCTGCACTCACAAGCAAAATTGACGGTGCGTCAGACCTTGCAACACAGGGCGCTAACGCAAACGAGCTTATCATTCCGATGCTCACAATGGACGGTCTTGCTGACTACTCACGCAACAGCGGTTATGTTGACGGCGATGTTGAGCTTACGAACGAAACCGTGAAATGTAACTTTGACCGTGGCAGAATGTTCACGGTTGACACAATGGATAATGCAGAAACGGCAGGCATTGCATTCGGCAGACTTTCGGGCGAGTTTATCCGCACAAAGGTTGTTCCCGAGCTTGACGCTTTCCGCTTTGCAAAGTATGCCGGTACAAGCGGTATTTCTTCCGTGAGTGCAACTCTCACAACAGGCGAAGAGGTTGTAAAGGCTCTCCGCACAGCCTCAACAAAAATGGATGAGGACGAAGTTCCTTTCGAGAACAGACACCTTTTCATCACATCACCGCTTTACGGTCTTGTGCAGGACCTTGACACAACAAAGTCAAGGGAGGTTCTCAGCCGTTTTGCAGATACCACACTTGTGCCGCAGTCAAGATTCTATACAGCAATTGAACAGCTTGACGGCACATCCTCAAGCAAGGAAAAGGGCGGTTACAAAAAGGCGACTTCGGGCAAGAATATCAACTTTATGATTATTCACGGCTCTGCTCCGATTCAGTTCACAAAGCACCTTGACACAAAGGTTATTGAGCCGTCAGTTAATCAGAGTTCTGACGGTTGGAAGTTTGGTTATCGTATGGTCGGTATTGCCGATGTTTATGCGAATAAAAAGGCAGGTATCTACTGCCATTCAGCCGTAGAGGCTTAAAGGAGTGTTACTATGACCGCTTATGCCGATGAAGGCTATTACATCTCTGAATATCTCTGTGGCAGAAAGGCGGTCATTGTCTCCGCCTTTGATTATTATGCGCGCTCTGCAACCCTGCTCATTAAGGCATACACAGGCGAAAATGTTGACGGGAACAATATTCCCGAAAGCGTAAAACTCTGCTGTTGTGAGCTTGCAGAGCTTGTATATAACGATGAAAAGCAGTCCGCAAATTCAGGAATTTCATCTGCAAGCGTCGGTGATGAATCCGTAAGCTATGTGTCCGAAGAAGAGCGTAAAACTGCCCATAAAAAGGCTGTCAGACACACAATTTACAAGTATCTTGCCGACACCGATTTGCTGTACAGAGGTGGTCGCAGATGATTATTACCCCTGAAAGCTCCTGCACAATCTACAGATTCAACGGCTCGGGCTATGACCGATATTTCATTCCCGAATGTCATTGGCAGGAGAACAAGGCTCGCAATGTGCTTAAAAGCGGAATGCAGAACGCTGACAGCGTGGCGGTGTATATTCCGATTGAATCCGCAGGGCTTTTGCCCGGCTTTTTAAAGCCGAGCGAAAACCTTTTTGCAGGTCAGCTCTGCACCCCTCAGAACAGCGCACAGGACATTATTATTAAGGGCGAGAGTAATTTTACCTTTGATAATTCAAACCCTCAGAGCGTGTCACAGAGTCTTAAAACGCTAAAGCAAAAACACAGGTGCTATGCGGTTATGTCGATTGATGAAAAGCTCTACGGCGTCGTAACCGATTTACAGCACATCAAAATTTCGGCGAGGTGATTGCATGAAGATTGTTCAACCGCCCGATTTTGTCATCAAGTCAAAAAACGGTACGGCAGGTTTCCTCTGGGATAAAAAGTTTGCAGTCCGCAAAAATGCCGATGTGTTAAAGGTGCAAAAGTATGTTGACAGCACGGTTTTACGATTGATGAAACCCTATACACCGTTCAGAAACGGCGTGCTTGAAAAGTCGGCAACCCTCTCAACGGTTATAGGCTCGGGCGAAATTCATCAGAACACACCGTATGCGAGGTATCTCTACTACGGCAAGGTTTACGGCCCTAATATCCCGATTAAGGAAAACGGTGTTATTGTGGGCTATTTCAGCCCTAAAGGACAGAAGAAACACCCCACAGGTAAAATGCTTGTTTATTCTCGGTCGAAGCACCCTCTTGCCGGCAAGATGTGGTTTGAACGAATGAAAGCCGACCGTAAAAAAGAGATTTTACAGGGTGCTGCAAAAGTGGCAGGAGGCACGGCAGAATGAACATAATTGAACTTATGCAGAGCATTGTGATGAGCTTTCCAAAGCTGAACGATGTCCTGCACATTGACTACACAACTCCCGACACCGACAGCTACGGCTTATCTCCGACAGGCGATACGCTGATTAAATCCGATGTTCTCGGCAATCAGGAGCGACAGCACACATTCATCTTGTACGCTGTTTATCAGTCGGTTAATGACTATGACCGCCTTGCCAACAGCGGACTTATTAACGAGTTACAGCTGTGGCTTGAAAAACAGGCAAAGGGGCAAACGCTGACCGTAACGGTTGGCGACAATGAGCTTGCAGGTACGCTCACAAAAATAACCTGTTCAAACGGTATGCTTTATGACATACCCGACAGCAATTTAATTGGTAATGTAATGTATCAGTTACAGATTACCGCAGATTACAAAATCGAAAGTGAGGAATTTTAATTATGGCAACAACACCCGATATCGGTAAACTCAAAAGAAGTTATCTCATGCACTACATTGACGCTTCGTTTGGCACAGGCGAAAACCCTAAGTGGTTTTTGATTGGTCGTGACATCGAGGATATGTCCGTTGAACTCAACCCCGACACAGAAACAGTCAAGAACATTCTTGATGAAACGGTTGTAAACGATAACGGCTATGAACCGTCAATTGACGCAGACACTTATTACGCAAACACAGGCGATGCAATCTATGAAAAGATTAAGGATATTGCAATGAACCGCCTTACAGGCGACGACTGCAAGACTGCAATTCTTGAAGTCCTTGTTGATAAGAAGACAGGTCCGTATGACGCTTGGACTGAAACCTGTATCGTAAAGCCACAGTCCTACGGCGGTGCTCAGGGCGGTGTGAACATTCCGTTCAACATCGCATTTAACGGCGACAGACAGCAGGGTACGGCTACAATTGAGAAGAAAGTGCCGACCTTTACCGCAACGGTTTAATCTTTGGGGAGGGATTGATTTATGCAGAAACTTGTTTTTGACAGAGGTTACAAGGAGTATCAGATTGGCGATGACGAAAACGCAGTAATCCGTATCAATACCGCGGATGTGGGCATTCTTGCAAGGCTCAACGAGGCAGTCAAGAATATTGAGCAGATTCAGAAGAAGTATGAAAACGCTGAAAAAGCTGAAAACACAGACGCAATTCAGCTTATCACCGAGTGCGACAAGGACATCAGAGAACAGATTAACTACATTTTCGGTTCGGATGTCTGCACGGTTGCCTTTGGTGAAATTAACTGTCTTTCACTTGCGGGCGGTAAGCCGATTTTTGAAAACTTCCTTGAAGTGCTTATTCCTGTTATGCAGGCTGATTTTGAATCGGCACAGAAAATTTCCAATGAGAAAGTCGGCAAATACACTTCACAGGTGAAAAAGTGATTGAATTACTGCCGAAAAGCCTTGAGGTTGACGGCAGAAACTACGAAATCAATTCCGACTTCCGTGTTGCTCTGCTGATTTTCAAAGCCTATGCAGACGATGATCTGAACGATTTTGAAAAATGCCGAGTGTGTGTCGAGTGCCTTTACAAGGAAATTCCCGAAAATTACCAAAAGGCACTTGACAGGGCAACTTGGTATCTTGACGGCGGAGATATTCCGCAGGGCAAACAGCTCCCCGTTCGTGTGCTTGATTGGGAACAGGACGGACATATAATCTTCCCTGCTCTCAATAAGGTTGCAGGAGCGGAAACACGCACAGTCGATTATATGCACTGGTGGACTTTTCTCGGCTTGTTTAATGAAGTGGGTGACGGCTTGTTTACACAGGTGATTTCAATTCGCACCAAAAAGGCAAAGCATAAGAAGCTCGACAAAACCGAACGGGATTTTTACAGCGAACATAAAGAACTTATCGACCTAAAACCTAAACTCACAGCAGAAGATAAAGAGGAACTTGACTTCATAAATTCGCTTGTGTAGTGTAGTATCGTATCACATATTGTTGACATTCTCTAAATGTTAGTGTATGATTAAATAAAAACTATATTGTTTTAACATTTAGGAGGATGAATGATGAAAAGTAAATTTTATGAAGTTATGGCTTGGATTATCGGTATCGTCGGAATTATCGGTAGTATTGTTGCAGGTTTTCAGTTCCCGACTTCCACATACAATTCTGTTACAGAAGAATTCACAACAGGCTTTAATATGGGAATGACTGTAATTTGTCTGATTTCCGTTGCGGTTCTCTGTATGATTTTTGCTGGTATTTCCTGTATTCTCAAAAAGCTTGAATTTCTTTGCGGTGAACAGGAAACAGAGGAAAGCGATGAAAACAATAGCGGAAGTACCAATTCGCCCGATAAATGGGAATGCCCAAACTGCCATTGTATGAACTCATATAGCAATGTTGCGGAATGTCCCAATTGCCATTGGAAAGCGTAATTGAGGTGCGGCATGAAAAAACTCATAGCGTTAGCATTAACCGCAGTTTTTGCAGTATCGCTTGTTGGCTGCGGTACAACAGCGGAAAGCAGTTCGTTATTAGATGATGATTTTGAAGAAACAACAGAAGTAGAAACAACGGAAGTTCCTACAACATTTCAGAAAACAACTACAATGTCACCTGCCGAACGAGAAGCAACTTACAAAGAGCTTTGTGACGAGTACGATTATGATGATGTTCTTTTTGCTCCTGACAGATACGAAGGTATGTACTGTAAATTTACAGGTACAGTTTCTGCCCTTTGTAAAGATGACGGAACTTGGTTCGTGCTGAAAGATAAAAGCGGAAATCTTATAGATGTACACGGTGACGCTGAATATTACGAAAGAAATCAAAAAGTAGAAATTTATGGAACAATAAGAGAAGTAAAATCTACTTACTATTCTGATGGCAGTGTAATTATCGTTGACGCTAAATATGTCGATTTTGTCTGAGGTGAAAATGTACAACGCTGTTTCAAGCAAATCAAACTAAAACAAAAAGCCACTCCAAACGGGGGTGGCTGTTCTTTTGCAAAATTTTATTAGCGTACATCATGACGGTGTGCGCTGTTTTTATGCCCATTTTTAAATGAAAGGATGTGAAAATATGGCGGTTGACGGTTATCTGAATTTTGACACGAAACTTGATACATCGGGTTTTAACGGCGGTTTGGCACAGGTTAATACTACTGTTACCAAATCAATCGAAAAGGTAAAAAATCAGCTTAAGACCTTTGCAAAGACTGCCGCTGTTGCTTTCAGCACTTATGCAATTACAAATTTCGGCAAAGAGTGCATTGAGCTTGGTTCTGACCTTGCGGAGGTGCAGAATGTTGTTGATGTTACTTTTCCGGCAATGACCAAACAGGTTGACAAGTGGGCAAAAAGTGCAGCTAATTCTTTTGGTTTGTCCGAAACAATGGCAAAGCGGTATGTCGGTACTTTCGGCTCAATGGCTGAGGCTTTCGGTTTTACAGAGAAAGAAGCCTATGATATGTCAACCACGCTGACAGGACTTGCAGGCGATGTTGCTTCATTCTACAACATCAGACAGGACGAAGCCTATACAAAACTTAAATCAGTATTTTCGGGCGAAACCGAAACTTTAAAAGATTTAGGCATCGTAATGACGCAGACCGCACTTGATAGCTATGCTCTTGCAAACGGTTACGGCAAAACCACAGCCAAAATGACCGAAGCCGAAAAAGTAACATTGCGTTACAAGTTTGTTCAAGACCAGCTCGCAAATGCGACGGGTGACTTTGCCCGAACGCAGGACAGTTGGGCGAATCAGACAAGAATTTTACAGCTCCGACTTGACAGCCTGAAAGCTACACTCGGTCAAGGTCTTATCAATGTGTTTTCTCCGCTGTTAAAAAATCTTAATTCCTTTATAGAAAAATTAGATGTTGCAACGGAAAAATTCAAAAGCTTTACGGAACAGGTTTTCGGCTATTCATCTGCGACCGATAATTCCGCAAATTCCGCAAGCTCTGAAATGACAGACCTCACCGATGAAACAAAGAGTGCAAACTCTGCACTTGCCACAACATCGAAAAAGACAAAGGAAATTAAAGACAATCTTCAAGGATTTGACAGGCTCAATGTGATGAGCCTTGAAAACAGTTCATCAGATGACAGCACAGCAGTAAACGGCCCCACAAAGAAATCCTCTAAAGCCGCAGTTAACGCACTTGATACTGCCGCAACAGCGATTGAAAAGCGTACAAACAAGGTTTTTGACAGCATTAAAAGAGCCTTGAATAATCTGAAAAATGCTTTTGTTTCAATCGGCGAATCGTGGAAGAGAGTGTGGAAAAACGGCACAGGCGAAAAGATTATCGGAAACATCAAACAGCTTTTGAAAAATGTTTTTGATATCATCGGTGATATTTCGGGAGCGTTTACAAAGGCTTGGAATAAGGCAGGACTTGGTGACGAGGTTGTGCAATCCATTATCGACAAATGGAACAGCTTGCTTGAACTTGTAAATACGATTGCAGAGGATTTTCGCAAAGTTTGGAATAACGGCACCGGTGAGAGAATTTGGACTAATATTCTGAATATTATCAAAAACTGCAACAATTACACCAAAACTCTGAGGACTAAAATCAAACAGGCTTGGGACAAAAATGAATCGGGCAAAAAGATTTGGGAAGCAATCCTTGGCATTGTTGAAGATATCACAGGCTTTTTGAGCGATATGTCAGAAATTCGCCTTGAATGGATTGAAAGTCTTGATTTGTCACCGCTTGTATCAGCCGTTGCCGACCTTGGACAGGCGTTCAGGAATTTGCTCAAAGCCTGCGGAGATAAGCTGAAACAGGCATACAAGAATATTCTTCTCCCACTTGCAAAATGGACAATTGAAGAAGCAGTTCCGAAACTTGTAGAAGCCCTTGCAGGAGCGTTGAAACTGTTAAGCAAAATAGTTAAATCTATTAGTGACAAAACCTTGTACGCTATCGCAGGCGGCATTACTGCAGTCGGTACTGCTGTTGTTGTTTTCAAGGCAGGACAAGCGATTGCAAGCGGAATTGACAAAGTAAAAAATGCTATAAAGTTATTTTTGACAACTGTTTCTGCAAATCCAATATTAGCCGTTGCCGGTGCCATCACCGGACTTGTGACTGCAGTTACTGTATATAATCAGCTTGTTTGGAGTAATTCCGAAGCTAAAAAATTTGCTGATGAAATTGACGGTATAAAATCGAGACTTGACGAAACAACTCAAGGAATTGAGGATAATTTGTCAGACACTCTTGAACGAATGGACAGCTTGTATGCAGACAATACACTTGTTGACAGTTACCAACAGAAACTTGATGAACTGTTACAGAAAGCTACGCTTAGTCCAGAAGAGCAGGCACAGCTTGAAACCATTGTTACATATTTTAAAAACAATGTTGACGGTTTCAGCGATGTGTGGAATCAGTATGTTACTGTCAGTGCTGACGGCAAAGTACACTTAAATGGTGATTTAGCCGAGGTGCAAAAGGTTATTGACAGTACAATTGATAAATATCAACAACTTGCAAATAGTGCCGCATTAGCTGAATTATCTTCTGAAAATAGCAAAGAACGAATTCTTGCGTCAAAGAAATACAGCAGTGCAAAATCAGATTATAACAACAAGAAAAAAGACCTTGAAAACGAACAGAAAAAACTGAAAAAGTGGCTTGAGAAAAACGGCAAAAGTATGCAGGCTCTTGAAAATTACTATTTTGGTGGCGGTGCTAAAAACGACGCTTTATGGAAAGAGGGCATTGAATACTTCGAGAATATTCAGAGCAAAACAAAATCTCTTGACGGTGCAACAAGTTCGGTAAATAAAGCTGTTGCCGCTATGAACAAACTGACTATGACGGGTGATGACCTTACAGATGTACAAAAGGTTGTTAATGGCAACTATTCAGACGCCGCCGCTGTTCTTATGGCGTATAATGCAGGTCTTATCAGTACAACGGATGTTCAAAATTCGCAGTGGAAATCTTTGAACAATTTGCAAAAAGCTGCAAAAGATACAGGTAAAAACACGGTTCTCGGTCTTGTTGAGGGTACAGACGCATACAAAGGTGCGCTTGTCAAAAACAGTCACGGTCTTGCTTCTATTGTGCTTTCAGAATATGATACCACGATGGGAATTCATTCCCCGTCAACAGAAATGTACGCAAGAGGCGGTTACACAGTTCAAGGTCTTGCAAACGGCATTCGTGACAGAATATATGCCTTAAAAAATCCGCTTGCAAGACTGCTTAGCTTTATTTCAACACATATCAATCCGATTTCAAGCGTTTTCTCAAATGCTTTTGAGGGTATCAAGAGTGCTGTAAAAAAGCCTATGAACGGATTTTTAGGTGTTGTTCAGAACTTCTTAAACAACTTTATAGATCCGTTCAACAGCCTTGGCAGTGCTATTTCAGGCGGAATGAGTACAGCGGCAAAGATTGCTTATGAAGCGTTAGGAAGTGTAAACGGCAATGTCGGACTGCCTAACATTACAGTTCCCCGACTTGCCACAGGAACGGTTGTTCCGGCAAATTACGGCGAGTTCTTGGCTGTTCTCGGTGATAACAAGCGTGAGGCTGAGGTTGTTTCGCCGATTTCAACTATCAAACAGGCACTTATTGAGGCTATGGCAGAAATAGGCTCAACAGGTGACAGCGGTGACATTAACCTTACTGTAAATCTTGACGGCGAAGTGATTTTTAACAACATTGTAAAACGCAACAACGCAGTCAAAAAGCGTCACGGTGTCGGTGCGTTAGATTAGGAGATGATGACATGGCAAATTTTAAAGGTTATTTAATAAGGTTCCCTAAGAGCGGTAAGCTGTTTCCGCACAAACTCATTGCAAAGGACAACTACAACGGCACTCCGCTCCAGAGAACCGAAATCAAGGCATACCGTGACAGCAACAATCTTCTGCACCGAACAACTTCGCCAAATTACAAGTCGAAAATTGAGTTTACAACCGTTGATGAACTCACCCTTGCACAAATGCAGTCGATTAGAAGTGCTTTGAATAGTTCGTGGGATAACTCTCAACAGCGTAAAATCCGTGTCGAGTATTGGGACGATGAACTTCTTGCATATCGCACAATGACCGCCTATATGCCCGACATCACCTATCAGGTTAAGAAAATCACCAAAAACAACATCATATACAATGCCGTGACTTTCACTTTTATTGAGTATTAAGGGGGTGACAGATTGCTATCCGTTTCAAGTACGCATAAGCAGAAAATTATTAACGAGCTGATTTCAAACAAGCTCGAAATCTTTTCATCTGACAGCAAGTTTGATGTCATCACCGAAACCAACATTGAAAGCGAAAGTATGGGCCTTAAACAGTCGATTTGTGACGAAAATAAGTTGAAGTTCGGCGGTTGCATTGCTTCCGAATTTAAAATCGGATTGCTGAACACCGTTGACAGAACTTTTGATGTTTCAAAACTTGTCGGTTGTTGGATTTTAGTTAAGCTGACACAAACTTTTCCGTCAGGCTCTCCGATACTGCCGAGCAGTTCATTATATCCGAGTGACACACTCTATCCGGGCGAAGCCGTGACAACAAAGTCGTGGTGCATTTTTAACGGTATGATTGACAAAGCCGAGGTCAATAAAACGGATCAGAACAAAATCAGCATAACCGCCTATGATGTGATTTCACAGCTTTATGAAACCGACTGTACAAACGCTCTGCAAAAGCTCTGGAATAACAATTCTAACAGTACTTCGGTCTATGCACTGTTGGCAATGGTTTCTGAAAAATTTATTAACCTATGCGGTCAACCTGATGCCCATTTTTTATCCGACCGTTTACTTAACGAGGTTATCAACAAGGTTGAGAATCTGACTGTTAAGAATATGAAAATTTTTAACAAAGTATGGCTTGATGATTCCGAAAAGGTTAATTACGGTCAATTGCTTAATTATACAGCGGAAATGCTCGGTGTGTTTGCTTTTGTTAAACCCGATAACCGAAAAGGCGGTAACATTGTTTTTGTCAACCTTGAAACCGATACAACAAAAGCAGAAAAATATGACTTTTACGAGGCATTCAACGCTGACGAAAAATCAAGTGGTACATACGGGACTGTTGACTTTGCAATCGGAGGTTCTACACGAACCGCAAAGGTGCGTAGCTACAAGTTTTTAAGCGGTAAAACCTATGATATGACAGACAACATTCTTGTATGGCAGGAAAACGATAATGCAGGCGGTGCGTGGATACACAAGTTTGAAAATCTGTTTTCAGGCGATACGGGCAAGCGAATACACCATAAAATTTATAAGCCTATCGAGGCAACCCTTGACGGCAGATTGTGGGTTGAGCCGGGCGATATGGTGCAAATCAAATACTATGTTACCGACGCTGACGGCAACTATGCCTATAACGCTGACGGCACTCCGCAAACCGCAACCGTGACATCATATGTGCTGTCAAGAGAGCTTACAGGCATACAGGCACTCACAGACAAAATCACAGCGAAAGGAGAATAAAAAATTGAACAAATACACACGAATTAACTGGGAAAACACTCCCTCAACAGCAACTCCGCTGACTGCCGACAACCTCAACCATATGGATGAGGGGATTGAGCAGGCAACAGACGGGGCTACAGCTGTTGAAGAGGCTCTCAAAACCGCAACGGCAGAATTAGCCACCGTAAAATCGGAAGTCGAAACCGCAAGGGGAAGCTCCTCAAGCCTCAACGCAAGGCTTAACGGGATTGATTCGTCTGTAACCAACAAAGCTGAGAAGAGCACTGTCAGTCAGTTATCAGCACGAATGCAGACGGCAGAGAAAGCCCTTACAGGCAAGGCGAACGCAACGGATGTAGCCAACGCTCTTAAAGCGAAAGAGGACAACGCAAACAAAGTGAGCTCCAAAACGGACATCACAGACAGCAGTACTAATTATCCGAGTATTGAATATCTTGGCGAGTATTATTACGATACGAACGAAACCTACTCATCAGAAGAAACGGACAAGTTTCTTGCGACTAAATACGATTCGTCAAATATCGAACTCGGCACAGCTACTCTTACTCCGTACTCTACTTTGGTTGATAAAATAAAATCTGCAACTTGCCTTTATGAAAAAATTGGCGATATCGTTATTGTAAATGTCACCGTCATTATGAACGCAACATCTTTAGGTGGAACATCTGCAATATCTTTGCTCAATATGCCGTTTTCAAACAAATCGGATGTGATTGTTCACGATATCGGCATAAGCAAAAACGGCGGAATGTTCAGAGGAACTGTAACCAAATCGGCTTGGTTGCAGTTTACTCCGCTCAATAAACAGGCTTATGATTTCGTTGCTGATGAGCAGGTAAACTTTTCTTTGATTTACAAAATATAAAAATAATGGAGGTATGAAAAATGGAACTTAAAGAAAAAATCACACTCGATATGCTCACAAAGGACAGCGTATCGGTACTCAGACAGCAGTTTTTGACCTTTAACGGTGAAGAAATGCAGGTAGGCGGAAACATCCGAAACGCTTATATGAACAGCAAATCGGGCAGAGAACAGCTCAAAACGGTGCTGTCTGATGAATACTATAACGCTGTCATGGCTGTATGGGGTGATAATCCAACCGTTGATGAGCCGACAGAAAGCGAGGTTGAATAAGTGACAACTGAAATTATTATCGCTTTAATCACGCTTGCAGGTTCTGCGGTGGGTACTCTTGGCGGTATTGTGATTAACAGTCGAATGTCGAACTATCGCATTGAACAGCTCGAAAAAAAGGTTGACAAGCATAACAACCTCATCGAGCGTACATATGCGATTGAACAGCACAATGCGGTTGTGGACGAAGAAATTAAGGTCGCAAATCACAGAATTGAAGACCTTGAAAAAATCAGCGAAAGGAAAGAATGAAAATGAAAAAGATTTTTACCAAAGAATGGGCAAAAGCAACAGCCGTCAGAGCTATTAAAACGGTAGCACAGACAGCTATTGCAACAATCGGTGTATCTGCCGTGATGACAGATGTAAACTGGGTTGCGGTAGGCTCTGCAAGCCTTTTGGCAGGTGTGTTGTCGGTACTTACATCAGTGGCAGGGCTGCCCGAAGTATCAGAAAACTAACTAAAATAAAAGGATAGCCCAGTTGAAAATTAAATTTCTTCTGGACTATCTATATTTTTTAGATTATTGTTACGAAATTACGGGTATGCCGGTTATATATGGTGGAAGTCCATCTGGGTAAAGTTTAATGAGATTCTTGTAATTTCTTTTATAGTTTTCATTATTTTTGATTGATTTCTGCCATTTGCGTACTGCATTAAGAATATTATTGCAAAAACGCTTAACATCAATATTTAAGGCACCATCTATAACATTGTTATGCATAGTTATGCCTTGACAAGTTGGTGCTAAAAATATAATTCGTGAATATGTAGAATTTTCGTTTGTGGTTTGTGCTTGATGCACATATGAACAACGAAAATAGTAACAATCCTTGCCGGAAATAGATAGATTGCCCGGTTCTTTTGTGTAAGTGTCATACCAAGCAATATATTTACTTTTACTTGCTCGTCCATCATCGGATTGTAATGCTGCACAGATATCGGGCAATGTTAGAGAAGCTTCCAACGCTAAATAGTATAGTTTAGCGTCTAATGCCCGTTCAATTTCTTTTAAAATCAACTCCATATGATTCACCTCCCTTCTATTATGAATTATACCATATTAAAAAATGTAGTAAAAGTGGGGAGTGCATAAAATAAAAACGAAAGTGAGGAATAATAATTATGTCAACAAAAAGAATCTATCTCAGTCCGTCAAATCAGAATAGGAACACCTATGCAACGGGCGGTACAAATGAAATGGTTCAGTGCGACAAAATCGCCGCCGCAACAGCCAAAGCTCTTAAGCGTTGCGGTTTTGAGGTTATGGTCGCAAAGTCGGGAACGCTTATGCAGACACGCTGTCCCGAATCGGACAAGTTCGGCGCAGACATTCATATGCCGATTCACACCAACGCTTTTAACGGCAAATATACGGGCGGTACAAGAGTGTTCTGCCTTAATTCAAACGGCAGAAAAGCCGCCGAGGCGGTGAAGAACTCACTCGGTGCAATTTCACCCGGTAAGGACGATTCAGTCAGCTACAAAACCGACCTTTACGAAATCAATGTGCCGAGGGCATTGACCGTGTATGTTGAGTGTGAATTTCATGACACCGTGACAGGCTCGAACTGGATTCGCAATAACACAAACGCAATCGCTGAGGCAATCTGCAAGGGTATGTGTAAATACTTCGGCTATAAGTATAAGTTGGCAAGCTCATCATCAGCAACCGCAAAACCGTCAACCCCGACAACAAAGCCGAGCACATCAGCCTTTAAGCCGTACCTTGTAAAGATTACATCATCGGACGGCGTAAATATCCGCAAAGGCGCAGGCACAAACTATGCCGTGTGCGGCTCAATCCCCAAGGGCGGAGCATACACGATTGTTGCCGAAAAAACAGGCACAGGCGCTAAAAAGTGGGGCAAACTCAAAAGCGGCGCAGGCTGGATTGCCCTTGACTACACAGCAAAATTAAAAGTAATCTAAAATAATCAAATACATAATTGCAAAAAAATCCCCCTCATCCGCCGTAAAAAGTGGGTGAGGGTTTTTATTATTTGTTATTGCTTTCTTCCGCAATTCTTTCAAGTTCACGGATACAGTTTACAAATTAAAGGTGAGGTGAATATCACAACTTTTTCTGCCTTGCATTTGCCTAACATTTTTAACCGTTTTTCTTGTATTTTAACATATTTTAGCAGATAAAAGGCAAAAAAATAACCGCACTAAAAAGCTTAAAAATGGCTTTCTAATGCGGTTTTTTCTATGGTCGAGGTGACAGGACTTGAACCTGCGGCATCTTGGTCCCAAACCAAGCACTCTACCAAACTGAGCTACACCTCGAAATGTTGCTTAATAACAACAGCTTGATTATTATATACCATATTTTCAGATTTGTCAACATGATTTTCGCTTTTTATTCAAAATTAATTTAAATATTTTGAAAATCACCATAAAACAGACCGAAAATGTGGTACAAAACAGCCGTCCCTACATAAGAAACGGCTGTTGGTGCAGGTAACTTGCAAGGGGGATAGGAATGGGGAGAATGGGGAATTTTGTTAGCTATATGTAAGCTACGGAACATAATTATGAACAATTCAGGATAATATAAGACTATATTTTGTTGATTGCATTCACTAATTCTTTTGGGTTAATGTGAGTGTAAACCTTTTCGGTCAAGTCCATTTTCGACTTGTGACCAACTATTTTTTTGATGATTGTGTGGTTCACATTTGCCGATACAAGCATTGAAATGCAGGTGTGTCTTGTTTCGTGTATGGTGTGGTCTAAACCTAAATCGTTTTGCAGAGGTGTCCAGTAGTTGCGTTTAAAGTTATCGTATTTCAGCGGCTTGCCATTGGTGTTATTCAGAACATATCCACATTGAGAATCGCTGATGAATTTCTGCCAAAACGGCAGTACTTTGTCTGCTATAGGCACGGTTCGTACACCTGAATCGGTCTTTGAACTTTCAACAAAGAACGTTTGTTCGTCAAGGTTTACATTTGAAATTTTTAGGTCGAGCAATTCGGACACACGCACTCCCGAATAAATCAGCATAAGCACTATTTTTACCGAATCAAGATTTGAATATTCCCACAAAAGATTTATTTCGCTTTCCGAAAACTCCCTGCGTGCTCGTTTTGTTTCATCTGACTTTGCATTGATTTTCAATTTTTCTGCAAGATTGTTATGGAGCATATCGTGAAATATGCAGTATTCGTAGATTTTGTTCAACAGAATTTTAATTCGCCTAACCGATTGATAACCGTTGTGGCAGTTATCGAGAACTCGTTGCATATCAATGATTTTTATATCGGACATCTTGCGATTGTATAACATTGAGCATTGTTTGTATGCCGCATTATACTGTCTTTTGGTGTTTGGATTTGTGTCTTCGGTGATGAACTCCTTGTACCAAAGTTCATAAATTTCTGAAAAAGTGCGTCTTGCCGAATCAACATCAAACGGGTTTTGATTGTACTCAGCAAGAGCGTTCAGAGCTTTCGGCTTGTTGGGAAAGTAGCCTATAACTCTGCGTTCCTGATTGCGTGTTTCTTTGTTGTATCCTATTGTCACGCAGGCAACCCACGGATTGCGCCTGTTTCCGCTCAGCTTATAAACAGAGCCGTAGCCGTTAGGCAGTTTCATTTTATACACTCCTTTTGCTAAAAAAAGGGTGCAAAAATCCCTTGTGCTTTAAATTACTTGAAAAACACAAGGGATTGTGATACAATTATTTTGCGTTTAATTGCGTCATCTGCACCCTGTGTGGATGATTCCGCTCTGTTCGAGGACCAGTCGAGCAGGGCGGATTTTTTATTTTATAGTTTATTCAGAAACTTTTGCCTCACCTTGTTTGAGCTGTTCGGCTATTTTTACAAAATTAAGCATAGGTAATATAATCTGACCTGACGCAAAAGATAAAGATGTCATATTTATTATATGGGAACGAGCTATTGAATACAGAGATGAATTACCGTTAAGAAACAACATCTGTTCAAACATTTCTTTGTTGTCACCGTCGAATTTGAAGATACCTTCGACAACAATTGAAAATTCTATCTTCTTATTTGATTTTTTGCTTTTTGTTATTGAATGGATCCTAAGTTGTAAAACACCGACATAGGCGTCGTCACGCTTTTCAATAGCGTGTCCGACATCTCCTAATTCCAAGGATGTTTCTGTTTCTTCTTTTGACGGAAGAGTTACAAAGTCATTTTCTATGGTTAATTCAGGCACCCTTGTATTTAATAATTGTAATGTAGCTAATGAATCTCTTATATCCATAATTATTAACCTGCCATTTCTAAAAGAAATAAATTTTGAGGATTTTTTAAGTCAATTTTTGATAACTTTGAATCATCTGACTTATCTAATTCAAAACTAATATCTTGAATATTGTCCATTATATTGTCTTTAAAAATTTCAAAATTACAGTCCAAATCCAGCTTTTCTAATATGTTGCAAATGCTTTCAACGGTAAAATTATATTCACCGCTTTCCCATTTTGAAACCATTCCTTGTGTAACGCCCATAAACTTAGCAAATTCTTTCTGTGTCATATCTCTGTTACATCTTTCAATTGTAATTTTTGATGATATGTCAGAAATAATGTAAGAAGCCTTAATCTGAGCTTTAGATAAACTGCCGGCAAAGGTTTGAATAAAATCAGTCATAGTTTTTGTGTTTTTCATTTTTTACTCTCCTTATATCGTTCCAATGCTATTGGTATTGCGTTGTTGTAATCCGTTATTCGTTTTCCTCCTTTTTCATAAAAGCCATACAACAGTATTGTTCCGTTTTTGTCTATTGAATATAATATTCTTATATTCAATTTTAATTTTATTTTCATGGAGTATAAGTTGCTGTGTCCTTTCAGACTTTCAAAAAGTTTTGACATCTTTATTGGTGCCATATCCTTGTATTCATCTAATATGTTAAGAGTACGCCAAAATTTCTTTAAAAAGGATAACTCATTTCCTGATTCGTTAATTATTTCAGTAATATCAGAAATGCAATCATCAGAAAATCTGATGTTGCTGTATCTGTCATTCACTTGTTTTTTTAAATACACCTCATCCATAGTTATGCCCCTTATGAGTATAATATTACTTATAAGTAATAATTTCAAGATTTTTAAGATATTTTTTTTGAAAAAATTGATAAATCAAGCAAATTTTTTCATTATCTTCTAATAAATTGCTTGATTAAAGTATTGTTTTGCGTTGAGATTTTTGCTTATCTAAATTGCATTAGCCTCAAGTTCGTTATAAACAACAGGCTCATAATCATAAAAATGTTCTGATTTAATATGTTTCAATTCGTGTTTTGTTGCTTTTTGCTGAACAGCATGGCTTAATAAAATATTTATGTAAACATTGAAATTACCGTCTGAATCCACAACAGTAACACCTTTTACAGTCAGCGGCAGTTCGATTCCTCTAATATAAATATCGCCCAATAATCATTCATCCTTTTGCAATGCCTCAATGATACGAACAGCTTTTTCAACATCTTCTTTTGTAGCACCTTTTGCAAGGCTGAACAGCATACGCATTTCACTTCTGTTTTTGAGTTCTTCAAGGTATTCCTGAAGTTCTGAATTAAGTTCAGCAGAAGTTTTTGAATCAGTAAGTGTGTTCATATCAACATTAAAATAGTCGGCAATAGCCTCTAATGTTTCGAGGTTAGGTTCCCTTGTGCCATTTTCATACATACTGATAGCACTTTTAGAACAACCTAATTTCTTAGCGAGTTCTTCTTGATTTAGGCTTGCATTTAACCTTAATTGTCTGAGTACATCGGAGAACATAAAATCACTCCTTGTGAAATTTTCTTTACTACATAATAACACGAACTGTGAAATAAATCAAGAAAAATTTTTCACAAAATGTGTTGACAAACATAAATTCTTGTGATAACATAATGGTACACGATATGTGAACTTAACAAGGAGGTGATTAAAAATGAACGCTTCTGTAATAGGCAAGAAAATCAAGACCTTGAGAGAAAGCAAGAATATCTCAAGAGAAGATTTTGCAAATGCAGTAAAAATCAGCTTATCCGCATTATCAATGTATGAAACAGGTCAGAGAATTCCTCGTGATGAGGTTAAGTTGAGAATAGCGAGATTTCTCAATACTACAATTGAGGAACTTTTTTTTACAAATTAAGTACACGGTTCGTGAACTTAATAAAAATCTTGCAACCCAACCAAAACTAAGGGGGTGAGAAAATGGGATTTTTTAATAATTTATTCAACATAGAAAAAGCACCAACAGTCAACAAGACTGTCAGTGCACCTTATGTTCCGCCTTATCCTTTAGAAAAAGATTTTTATACTTTTGATAAGGTAGAGTGGAGCGGAGCGTTACCACCTCATTCAATGACACTTTCTTTTGTACTTCCTTATTCCGATTGGTGCGAATTTGAAAAGTCAGACCTTTATCGAGATTTGGAAAATTATCTTCAGGAATTACAAAAACGAGGTAACCCGAATGAGAATGTAGGCACTCAAGATTGATAGGCAGATGTTCATTGTATGTCGGAACATACTCATCAACACCTTTTGCCTTGTGATGATAAGAATTAACTTCGTGGGTGTTGTAATCTTCGGTGTACTCTATGCCGTTCAGAACTAATTGAATGTCGGTAACAGAAATAGGCAGTTGCGATTTATTGTTAAGTTTATAATGAATGAAAAGTCTTTTCTTTCCCTGCACGCCTAATTTGTATGCGTATTCAAGCATTGTGATTTCCAAATTCACTTTGTGCGAAACAAAATAGTTAATCAGGTTTATTAAAGATATTAAAAAGCCTGCAATGCCTAAAATACCACTAATTATTACCCACATATAATCAGCTCCTTTGCTCGATTATAACATTCGCAAAAGATATTTGCAACACAATCAATAATACCACAATCACAGTCCCATTAAACGGACTTAGCTGAAAAGAGGTGAAGAAAGACGGAAGTAATAATAATTTTAGGACTGCTAATGCTTTGCACAGCTTTTGTTTCAGCAGTATTAGCAATAAAAATAGTAGCCGCCCATTTGTATAAAACAATAGACAGCTACCTTGATAAGCACGACGCTCAAATTATGGATCTGATTAAGTGGGCAAAGGAGAATGAAAATTGAACAAGTTTTTAATGTTTGTAGTGTTTATTCTCAACGCAATTAGCTTACTTCTGCTGATTATAGCAATGCTTATCAAAGCAGGAGTTATCCGTTAAGAAAGAAGTATTCAAAAAGTATAATTAGAATTACTGATAATAGGAAAACCGCAATCAACGGCATTGAATATTTAGTAATTCCTAATATTAAAACTTTTATGTTTCGTGTTTTGTATGTATACATCTTTTTATCTAACGGTCTTAAAGGAATTCCTAAAGCACAACAACAATCATCATATTCTTTGTCGACTAATTTTGAAATGCTTTGAAAGTTAATTTTATCTAATGGAAGAGAAAATACATAGCTGAGTTTTCCGCCTGCGATAAGTTTATTATCGGCAATAATATCTTCGCATTTTTCAACGGCTTGTTTAATTTCAGAAGTAATTTCCTTTTTGTACAAATGTTCTTCAAGCAGGTTGAATATGGGGAAAATCACTAATTCATATCGTTCTTTCAGATAGGTTTTGTTCTGTTCCTTTTTAAATAATATCCAAGACAGAACCAAAGTGCATAAGGTTGAAACTGCGGATATTATTAAAGTCAACCACGATAAAATATCATTCATATTTATGCCTCCTTTCATAGTTAATCATAACATTTAAGGTCGTGTAAAGCAATAAAATATCGAAAAGCAGGTGAAGAAATGAAAAATAAAATGATAGGCAACTATTCAAATGAAGGAGTGCTTAATATATCGGCTACAAATTTGCAGGAGTTTGAAAGCCTTATAAAAAAGGCAAAAAAACAAGCTGACGAATTGCAGGATACAATCAATCAGCTTGAATTCTTCAATTTTAGTTTTAAGTTCTCAACAGATAAGAATAATTAGTTACCTTCTATATCGAAAATAAAGCAATATATCGAAAAGAGGTGAGAAAATGAAAAAAGAAGACAGAGATAAGGTTATAAATGCTTTATCAGAATTTGTCGTAAGGGTAGCAAAAGGAGAAGCGACCTCTATAGCAGAAGTTGCTGTTCTGCCTGAGGTCGCCAAGGTTTTGTTAGTCTTTGAGAGCTGAGTTTTGAAGTGTTTCATTTATGCCTTTAAAAAGTTCTGTTTAGAAATTAGCCATATGTTTGCCACTTGCCTCGCAAGGAGATACATCAGAACTGTTAGCCTTTGCGACTGCAATTTCTTTGGCATACAATGCCGCAATTTTTGCAATTGAGTCTTCTCTCATAATTACACCTCGCTTTCATTATATAGTGTAATGAATTGCGGTTCATCACTACATATAGTATATCATAGAAAGTTGGTGAAATCAATGCACATCAATGAATTTGCTGAAATATTGCTCAAAAGCAGAAAACAGAAAGGCTTTTCGCAAAGTGAGCTTGCTAAGAAATCGGGCTTTACTAAAAGAGCTATTCAGTATTGGGAAAAAGGCAAAAAGAGCATTTCTCTTGAAAATGCCGACAGGCTCTTAACGGCTTTAGGTGTAGAAATCAAGATAGGTAAAACAGAAAGCAGGTGATAACAATGCAGATAACAGGCACACCCGATGAAATCGCAGAATTTATGAATCTGCTGAAAAGCGATTACAGAGGTGACTGCACAATTGAAACTGATATTAACGGCAACACAATCTATCATTATCATTTTCCAAAATCAGATGATGAGTAATATTTATTTTAGCAGGTGAAGAAAATGGCAAAGCTTAAACTTATTGACACAAAGGACAAGTTTCTTCTTGAAATTGACGGAACAGAAATTCCGTATGTTACAAGCTATCAGATAACACGCTCGGTCGGTGAGGTTGTACTGCTCAAGCTGGCACTCAGCGTTGCCGATGTGGAATCGGTAGAAATCGTTTCAGACAAAATTACCAACGAAAAATAGGAGGTGTACATATGCCGAGAGAAAGACCAATAGTCAACTGGGATGAAGTGCCGGTGATAATTGATGTGCCGTATGTGGCACGGTTGCTTGCACTTAATGTTGATTACACAACACGGCTTGCACAAAAGGGCGTTCTTCCTGCCCACAAAATCGGAAAGCTTTGGCGATTTGATAAGGAAGAAATCAGACAATACATAAAGGAGCATTAACAATGTGGTTAAGAAACTACCCGACACGCAGAAAACTGCTCAAAGATGTGGAAAACCTCAGAGCAGAGAACAGACATCTCAGCATTGAGCTAAGGAACGCAAGAACGGACCTTGCCCTCGAAAAAACAGCGCCAAACGGTTATCGTCACGAGAACCGAGAACTAAAACGCAAGCTCAAAGCCCTTGAAACGCCTGAATCCGAAGTATTCAATTTTGAATGTGTGGGGGTGAAGAAATGAAAGAAAATGTTTTTGAACGAATGGAAAGAATTGAC